AGTACCAGGTTCTCCGAATAGCTTCAGAACCTCGTTGCTTTAAATGGTCCCAATCTCGTGCAAAACATTTTCGGGTCTGTCCTTTATAGGATAAAACGCAGGCTAACTTATTTCGTTTATTATTTTTATTTCTCATGTGTGCAAGTGCTTGCCTTAAAAACTATGAAATTTTCTACAATATAGCAACAATTACCTACGGAAAACTCCGCAAAACTACATCAATCAACGCAAGGGTTTGTGCGGAGAATTTCGGAATGTTAGTCCGATATTAGCGGAAACGCTCGGCAGATTTAGCACCTGCACTTACCGCAGGTAGCATGAACCGATTACCAGGCATAGCTGGTGCTTGGCGGGTAATGCGATTGGCGGGTTGGCGGGAGAAGTTTCCTGCCGGTAAAAAGTTTACTTCTTGAGATCCTCGGGAATTAGTTCTTCCTCCTCGGGGGTTGGTTCGTAATTGCGATCCCCCCAACTCAGGCCGATATAATTCCTGCGAGTTATTGGCAGATTCATTTGTTCCATCTGCCCGACTATTGGATCTTTCTGTAACCCACTCAGGCTCTGTAATTCCGCCTGCGACTTCAAGGATTTGTTTTCTTGTTTCATTTAAGGTTAGTTCTCCATTCTCGTATTTTTCCCACAAATTGTCAATTTTACCCTTATTGGATTTTGTTTTCCATTTAGCCTCATACAAGCCTCTGATCGCTTCCCATGTTATACTTTGCATTTCTCTAGGTAAGATTCCCCGTGCTTCTGCGGCTTTTCTGTATGCGTCTGCATAGATGCCATACGTACCACTAATTCCTTTTACGGAACTATTCTTAATACTTCGTTTTGCACCTTTAGGCTTGGACCCGAAATTATTTGCTACTTCTAAATCTGCACCAGCTAATGGTCGAAGTAAAGCCGCGGCAATCGCATGAGTATCTATTGTTACAGAAAACTTATCTGCATTTGGAAGAAGGATATTATTGTAAAAGTTTCTAATTTTATGAGCGTTACCTAAAGCAGTTGAAATGCTTTCCTTAGATGGATTTCTTAAAACTTTAACAGCCTTAGAAATTTCAGTCATACTGCCCCAAGCTACTTTTTTATTTGCCCCATCTAGTGATTTCGCAAGTCCGATAAAATCCCCTTCAGGTGAAACAACCTGGTACTCTCTTGGATTATAAACTTCATCGTATGAACGAATAAAAGCGGCTTGTTCATAGTCACTCTTTAAATCGTTCAAAGTTTTACCAACCATAGCTTCTGCGATCTCGGTTGCTTTCTTTTTACCAATACCTTTTTCAAAAAGCTGAATATATTTTTTAGCCATAGCTTTATCGAACGCAAAGCCTGATTGATCTTTATAGATATCAAGCATTCTGCGGGCTAAGTCTACATTCATAAACCAGTCTTTTTGTGGAGATAAGGAAGCTAAAGCGGCGGCAATCGATTGTTTATCATTACCATATTGTTGATTCCACTTCTCGGTAATATTTCTAGCACCATCATACCAAAGTTTAGATCGATCTCTAACTTCAGGACGAACCTGGTCGTGCAGGTATAAAAGATTATCTACAACATGGTCCACAAAGCTATCTATAATCTTTTTGGGTACCTTAGAATTTCTCTTAATACCTGGATATTCTTGGAGTGCTAAAGCGTGAGATTCAAGCATTGTGACATCATCAGCAATCGATGCTGTATTGATTATTAAATCTTCTGTGATTGGATTCTCGGTTGCATTCTTAGCGGTAGGATTCCTTGTACTAATCTTGAAGTCTAAATCAGCGGCCTCGGCTTGCTTCCCCTTCCCCGCACCAGCCTCGGAGGCCGGCATGAAGAGTTTCTGCCCGCTTTCTAATTCGTTACGAATCTGATTAGCTGTTCGATCTGAGTCCCTAGACTTGGTAATATCCTGTGGGTTTACATACTCCCGTCTTTGACTAAACTCCTGCCCATTCTTATCGAAACCATAGAATGGATTCTGCTCGGGATTATCTGCTACTCCTGATAGACGAGAACCATCCTTTAAATAGACTGGGCTTTTAAATGTTCTAAGTTTTGCCGATTTATCCCTTGAAGATTTTGGTCTAAAGAAACTACCAGGTGAACCTTCTTGGATTTCGGTTGGCATAAGCAACTTCTTAGCCCTATCGACATTTACATTGGAGTTTCGGTTGCCTGACCTAGTTACATCAAATATCCGATCCAAGCGGAAAGTCTTAGTGGCTGGTCCGAATGGTTGCCGCTTGGATGGGTTAAACATATCCATCCCTTTTAATTTACTTATTTCAGAAAGTATCGGATTTAAATTAATATGCTCGGTATCGATTGCCCCGTGCAATGCATTAAGGAAGTTCTTCTTGCGGATTGCTCGGGAAGGATCGTCATCTAATCCAAGTTGGCCATCCATGCCATTGGCGGTATTAACTCGGTACTGTCGAAATGCTTCCCATACTTCTGTGTCGTTATCAAATAGTTGGTTATATTCGTCTCTGTATTTACCTGGTAATCTCTTACCACCTTTTAAGAATTTAAGGTTCTTTTCGAGTTGGGGAACATCGTGTAAAAGGGCGAGAATATTTCCATCCTTTGTAAGTTTAAATCCGTATGGCATTTCTTGCCTTAAAGCAAATGGTACAGCTTTTGGCTTTCTACCGGTTGATGCGGCAAAGTATCCAATTAAAAAGCCTGCTCGCTCACCATCGCCCTCCCTTAATGATCGACTAATTTCTCGAAGTGTTTGAATTTGACGAGGATGCCAGGGACCTTGTGCCAACTCATCAATCATTTCAGGAGTTAGGTTAGTAATATCCCTAGTCGATTTCTTCCCGTCCTTATGGGTGATGATATCAACTCCGTTTTTCTCAAATACTTTGATGGCATGATCGCCTTGCGCCCTGTTCTGTTTTTCCAACTCTTTTGCGGTATACCTCTTTGGAGTGCCAGTTGGACCAGTTTCTAATTCCGATCCTTTTCCATCTGCGGTTGGCCTCCATTTGAATATTCCACCTGTGTCGAGTTTTGCTTTAATGGCTGGGTCGTTTTGATCTTTTATTGAGAACGAGTTTTCAAAATCACCTTGATCGATTGGTCGCTTTGCTTTTCGAGAGTCTATGCTTAATTCTTTATCCACCCGATTTGTACCTGGTGTGATTACCTCATCGCCTTGGATTTCCCTCTGTCTCATCGCCCGAGTGTCTTTGTAATACTGGTCGATTAGTTTAGTAATTTCAGGAATCCTTCTTTGTTTACCTTCAAAGAATCCACCTTCGATAAATTTACCATCCGCTTTCATTGGGAAGTTCATTTTTAATAGAAAGTCCCGAATGAATGGAGTGCCTAGCATCGCCTCAGAGGATGCACGGATAATCTTTTGTGCGACTGTATTACCTTTGTCTTTTTTTCCGCTTAATAGATAGTCTTTAACTTGATCAGCAAATAGTTCAGATGCAAATATTTGATTACCCTCCGGTCCTTGATATCGGTCTGCATTTGCAGGATCAATTGATTTATCGGCAGATAACTTTTGTAAATATATATCCCGTAAATCTAAGAACTCTTGATTAGGTTCGATTTTACCTTCGTCATTATATTTACCATATACCCCACCTTCTTTAGTCACAGGATCGCCGAAGAATATTTTATTAACCATCGGGGTAAGTCCGTGAATTTCTATCTTATGCCCAATTTCATGGGCAAGCACTCCTTCGATTAACCCCGCCCCTGTGTCCCTCCGATATTCAATTACAGAAGTTTGAAGGTCGGGATTAAAACTAAAGTTGCCCTGCCCTTCTGTACCAGGTTGGAATATTACATCGGGATGGGATAGGCTATAACCAGCCAAGGCCATGCGGATATGCAAAGGTAATGCATCAAAATCTGCCTGTTCACTCTTATTAAGGTGTTCACGATAGTAATGAACATCGCCCATCTTTTGCTGAAACAAATCGCCTTTATTTTTAAAGGTCTGATACATCCCAGCGCCCGCTCCAATTGATGTGAATGGTGCAGATACTAATGCACCTGCCAATGCACCTTCTACTTGTCCGCCTGAGCCGACATAGCCAAAGGTGGCAGGTAAAGTTGATCCCGCAGTTACCACAGTTCCGAATCGTCCAAGTGCCTCAATGCCTCGACCAAGTGTGGGTGTGCGATCTAAAAATTGTGCTACCTTTCGAGTCGGGTTGGACAGCATTTTATTGGTGTCACTTAAACCTGGTCGAAATGGTGCGCCGGTTGGAAATTCATCTGTTACAGATGTTGCGATCCCTCGACCTATTGGTCTAATCTTATCAATCGTCTTTTCTAAAATGGTCTCGCCACTAGATGTTCGAGTGAGTGCTTGAAAGCGGTCAGCATTAGCTCCGATCAATCCTTCATCTGCCGATGGCAACAATGCTAACCTATTAAAAAACGGACTATTCTCACCCCTCGCATAGATCAACTCTGGTCCGATCACTCGACTATCCCTGATTGCGGCATCGGAGAATTGTGCCAGTTTGGGTAAGAATTTTAATGCGAATGCACCTCCACCAATTTTAAGGAGAGAGTCGGATATTCCGCTACCGCCTTCTTGGTTACTTAAAATAGCACCACCACCTAATCCTAATATACCTGTAGGGTATAAAACTTTATTAGTAAATTGACGATACTGTTTCCTTGCCGCTTGTTCGGTTATCTCCTCACCCGCTTCGGTGGCTGATCTCATAATATAAGATATTGCTACATTTTCAGGCATTGTAGAAAGTATCTTTGCACCTTTTAAGACTGATGGTGCTAATGCTCCAACTGCCGCACCTTCAGGCCCTGCTAAAGATGCCCCAATGGTTGCACCGGCTATTTCAGGAGTCAGTCTAGCACCCATTGCGATTCCTTTGCGTACAAGCCCAATCTTTCCGTTGGGCTTCATGGCGTTGTAGACCATATTCATGGACAACTTACCAGCATCAGTTGCAGTATCTAAATTTTTAGCGGCTACCTTCAGTAGTTCATCGGGTGATGATTGGGCGGCCATTCGCAAGAATAAAGAATTACGGGCATATTTATCTACAATTTTTTGCTTCTCTAAGAGTTCAGCATTTAATTCTACCAATCTACTTCCAACCCTTTGATGCATGGCAGATTGCTCGGGTAATTTATCTAGATATTTTATTGTAGATGCTTTTGCTTTATTTAAAATATTTACCTCTTTTAAGGTTTTAGAAATACGACCTGATAGTGCGATTCGTTGGGGAGCCGTAACTCCTTTTGCGAATGTACCGCCAGCCATATTCATTGGATCTCCGACCACTTCCGTAAGGAAAGATAATCCAGTATCGGGCTGTACCAATCCTGAGCGGATATCCTGTTGAAGATCAGAATCTAAATTTATATCCTCCTCATCGATTAAGATTTCGTTTAAGTCTTCTGCCTCAACAATTGGGGTTAGTCCTCCAACTAATCCCGCGACCATTGCCTTTGCAGACTCTTGTGGGTTCTCCAATACAAAAGCCGCTAATTCAGCTGAATTTTCGTAGCGATGATTTATTCCATCCAACTCAATGGCTGAATTTACATAATCTAACACATCAGCTTCATCGGTTTCATCCAACAGAAGTTTATCTTTTAAAAACTTTCCGCCTTTAAATAAAAACTCTCCACCACTAGCGGCTCGGGCATACCCCTCCCCCACTCCAGTAACCATCGAATCCTGTGCGTAATCCATTGCGGCAGTTTTAACTCGACCACGAGCGTCCTTATTCTTCGAGTAGAATGCCATACCTGTCCGCTTGAGAGCTTCAGTAATTGGATCGAAGTCTAATTTATCCTCGGTATTATCAAGAAAGCCAAAAAGGTATTTTCCCGCCTCCCTAAATTGATCTACATTTTCAGTTTTTTCATAGGGTACTGCCTTGTCAGGAAGTCTAAGTAATTTATCGTATGGACCCGAGATTCCTATACCTAAATCAGGAGACAATGTCCCGCCTGTTAGAGTTTTAGATATTTGTAAACCCCGCAGTACAGCTTTCCCTCCTAAGTCGAGTAAACCATCAATTATGCCAGGTTGTTCCGGTTGTCCTTCTACAGGTTTAGTCTCACCGAAGAATCCATTTTTATAGGCAGAAATCTTCTCCTCATCAGTCAACTGAGACAGCCCTAAAGGTCGAACTTGTTGCTTAACTACCTCCCAAAAATCCCGCTCAGTTGGTGGGGGTAAATCGTCTGGCCCTTCAAGTACTACGCTTCCAATTTGTGGAATACGAGGGTGGGAGATTTCGTACTCAGCCATGTCTATCTTGTTTTAATTTTAAATCCGCCTGAAGTTTGTAAATCTTGACTTGGTTGAGGATTATTCCCTCGAACTCCTAGTCGATTTGGTTGAGTTTGAGGTGAAGGGTTTTGGCTATTTATGCTAGACCCGAAATGTTCATACAAATCCTGTGTAATGTCATTTTCTGGATCGTTAAGCCAAGCCATTGCCATCTTAACTCGTTCCTGTGGTAGCATTCCCTCATCCTTTAGTCCTTCAATGTATTTATTTAATTTTACATCACGATTTGCCCGTTTTTTAGCATATTCAAGCATTAGCCTATTACCTAGCTTAGTATTAACCATCGATGGACTCATGGCTGTGAAAAGATCCATTTCTTTTTCCGAGATTGATCCCTTTGTTTGTGAGATTGCTTTAAATACAAATTCACCACTTAACTGAGTAAATTTTTCAGCGTTGGCCAATTGCTTCTTTTCTTCATCTGTAAAATCATATCCTGCTGACATTGCATATTTTTTAAGTGTGTTTTTAAAGTTTGAAAGGCCACCTGTGTCATCCACTTTATCCAATGTGCTTAACATGGTGTTAACTGTCTGTATAGTATTTGTACCAGTAATTGCTCTCTCCCTCCAATCAGTCTCTGTATCCATCGCTTGATTGTCTTCTTTTGTGTCGATATTTATTCGCCTTACATCTCTTGGATCAGGGATTCTTGGGGGCTGAGTAGGTGCTATTCCTACAATCTTACCAGGAGTTCCATCAGAGTTTTGTAGTGCGATAACATTCTGCCCTGTTTTTGGGTCATTGATAGTCATCGTCTTACCTGTGCCTTTAGAGGCTTCAGCTTCCGCCTTCTGTAAACTCATAAATCGATTAGCTGATAGTCTTGGGTCCATGCCTGTTTCCCTAGCCACAGTTGCGAAATCTTCTGCCCCTAAATTACCCACAGTAGTTTTTGGTTGTCGCTCAATTTCTGCATCCAAAAAGCGGTTACGCATTTCGGTATCTCCACCAAGTGCAAATAAGCCTGGTCTAGCCATGTCAGCATTTTGCTGAACAGCAGGATCGGTTGTTTCGGAAATCAAATTTTCTGAAAAATTTATGAGTCGCTGAGTTTCCGCATCTGCCCTTTCATTTTTCTGATCTATCTCTGCCTGCCTAGCCGCCCTTCCTTGGGCCGCAATATTTGATTGTGTGGCCAGCCTTGACTGCTCCATCTTCATCTTGGCCTCGGCTTCCTGTTTGCGCTGATACTCGTTTTGAAGGAATGGGTTCTTGGCGATTGCCATTGCATCTTTTTCGGCCACGCCTTGGCCCATCAAAAAGCCAGCAATCTCGCTTGCCCTTTTCTTTTTCTGTTGCCCTTCGATAAATCCCTTTGCCACTTGGCCGAGTGCCTGACCAAAGGATGCATTGGCGGCGGCATTTGCCCGTCCCGCTTCAAGGAATGGTGAGAAATCGACTCGCATGAGTCCCGCCTGAACTGTGTCTCCTATTGCCATGATTATTTTCCTCTACCTAAATATCCACCAGCGGCTGTTCCAAGCATACTCATAAATCCCTGTGCCGCACCACTTGCCGCTTGTTCTTTAGCCGCATAAGTGTTCGCCAGGTAGTTTGCCCGGTTCGCATATTCCTGCATACCGATATTAACTCCAGCATCGGGATTGATTCGGGTGACTGATTCCTGTGGTAATCCAAACAGGGCGGCTCGTTGGCCATAGCCTTGCTGTACGAAGTTTTGTCCACCACCAGTAATTCGGAGTGGATCGTATGAGGTTGCTTGGTTGCCTCGCATGGCATAACTGCCAAACTTCATAGCATCGTCACGATTTTCACGAATGATATCCCGCAAATAATCCTCACGGCTCATCGCTTCGGCCGCAATGCCCACATTGTCCATACCCCGCCCTCTCGATACTAAGCCTTCGCGTGCAGACTGAGTTGCCCTGCGTCTCATTTCGGGCGACAAATCGGTCATCTGTGAATCGCGATATGCCTGATTGGCCAACTCGTTTGCTTGGTTAACGCGGGCTTGCATGAGCGGATCGGATGCACGAACTGCGGCAGTCATGTCTGCCCCGAATCGATTCATTAGGGACATATCGGAACCAGCCTGGCGTTCTGCCATTTGTGAGCCAAACTCCTGCGACCGCATGGCCTGTTGCTCCGCAAGCTGTGCCATCGGGTCGGCGGCTCGGCGGGCAAGACTCATTTGCAAGTCCTGATACTGCGGATCGTAGCGTTGCCGATTTTGAAGCATTCGATCCTGTAAACGAGGATCGGACATCGCGTTTACATAATCGCGGGCAGATTGCCCAACATCGAACTTTTCGAGTTGAGGTGCATCTTTTCCTCCACCAAATAGTTTTTGGATAAAGTAGGATTTTACTCCCGATGAGTTTACTGGTACGCCGGCTCCGCCCTTACTTTTTAAGAGTTTTGCTTCCTGCTTGTTAATATAGGCTACCTCTTCCCCTTTTGGGGCGGCCATATTAAGCAGAGTGGCGGCTTGTTTGAGGGGGTCTTCAGGGGCATAGGATACTATTCCTTCGGAAGTCATCTTTCCACTAGCGCCTGAACGCATGAGCAGTTCGCGCTCCATTGGATTGATATATGCGAGGGATTCTCCTGCTGGTCCTTTAGATTCTAGATATTTAACTATATCATCCTGTGATACATTTTGATTAAATGCACTAGGGTTACTATCAGGGAAAAAGGTAGGGTTTTTTTCTTTTGCATAATTTGCGGGATTTTTCATGTATGCAGAATCACCTGGATCTTTCATCCGACTGTAATCTATATTACCCAAGAAAGAATGGCTTTGCATCTGTAACCTTCTCTGTGCTTCCTCGGCTATCTCTTCTTCTGATGGACCCATGCCTATGAGCCGTTTAAGTGCGTCTAATGATTCCATGACTTTATCAAGTTTTAATGATGTAATTTAAAATGATAGTGGGCTGAACATTGTTGTGGGAACCTCCTCCACCCGCTAATCCTGTGTCAGTTTCGTATTCAAATCCGCCTCCATTTCCTGCCCCTGAACCTGCATTAGTATTGTACACAAAGCCCCCTGTTATTCCTGTTATGTTTTCGTGAGGCGGGTGTCTGTGACTAGGAATCTCAGAAATACTAAGAGTGTGAGTTTCGCTCCCGCCAGTAGCACCCAAAGTGTCTCCATTTAATCCGCCTGATTGATCGGTTAGGCGATTAGCGGATGAACCACCCATATCGTCCTGACCCGCAATGACTCGTCCTCGAAGGTCAGGGATATTAAATGTGGTTGATCCGTCTCCCACTCCGTAGGTCGTTCCTATAATTGCAAATAAACCTGCATAGGTTGTGCGACTTTTAGCTGATCCATCACAAAGGAAATAACCTGTTGGGGCGGCTGACCCAGCATAAGGCAAAATGGTGGAAGTTGGCATGAGTACACTTACTGCCGCACTATCGAGCTTGGCCGCAGTCACCGCCCCGTCCTGTATCTTGGCAGTAATAACGGAGTTAGCCGCTAGTTCGTTAGATGTAATACCTGTCTGTTTGACTTTTAAATATCCGCCCGTGGCATCGACTTCTATAGTTGAACCGTCTGCGGTGTTGTTAGCACCTGTACGAAAGGTTGCGAGGTTAGCGATGTCCTGCAACTTTTGGGCTGTCACCTGGTCGCCCGATGCGAAACTTTGTCCTGTTTGTAATACTGCCATAATATTATTCTCCTTATGAAATTGATGTGGTGGATCGGTTACTAATTCTAGCGTCTATCTTGGTAGCCCGAAGGTATGGTCGGCCTATGGATGGCCGGAAATCTGCCTGTATGCCAAACCCCTTCTTGTTTACCCGAAGGCGTAGGGAGGCCTCCTCCGAGTCGGGCAATGAGTTACCTAATAGGCTGGAGATTGCTGTGCTTGTGCTTACCGAGTCGGGGTCTTCGGTTATAAATTGGATGTTACCGTCAGTAGAAAAGCCGGTATTTGATTTTACATGGAACTCTGCGCGGCTGTATGTTTTACGGTCCATACTTTCGGCATCGTATTGGCGGGTGGTTAGCTGACTAATTATAGGGATGGTGGAGGGACTTGCCTGACCCGCTGTAATCGAAACCACATCGCCTCCCTCATTGCCATCTATCTTATGCACCCCGCCCTCCTCGGTTGTCAGATACAAAGCATTCTGCGCACCTTCGCGGGCAACAAGTAAATCGCGAATGGCAAAGTCTACAGAGTTTACAGAGTCAATGCTTTCAAAACCGCCGTTGATAAAATTATAAACGATTATGGTGTTGAGCTTAGTCGCATTGCCCGCACCAGGTGCTGAGTCTAATGGGACAGCCAGCCAATAGCGGGAGTTGAAATATACGCCTGTGGAAAGATGGGCATAGTTCTGATTTATCCGATCTATAAATGGTTGAATAGTTTCGGATATCGGTGTGCCTGTTCCTCGTAAATTGTATTCATCGAGGAACTCCACGCTGTAAATGCCTTGGTCTGATAAGAATAGAATCTTGTTCGCCACCTGGACGATTGACTTCCTTGCGGATGCTCCGATCTCTGTGGTTACCACATTGGTGGACACATCGGAAAGAGATCCACTCACGCCTGTCATTAGGTGGATGGATTTTCGGTTAAATACAACTATGGAATCGTTGGTAAAACCTGTAAGCCCCACGGTATAATCGCTCTGCCCGGCACTCGCTCGGAACTGATTTCCGATTCTATCATATGTATCGCTATCAAAGATATCGCTGGCAATGAGTTCATCCCGAACATTTCGAGTGCTGGGTGATACATCCGAAGTGTACCAATACGGCACCCAAAGTCTACGCTGGTGAAACTCTCCCCACGGGGCAGATGGCATATGGATAAATCCTTTACCGATTGCCAACTGTTTGGAGACCGTGAGGGATGCACCAAGTGATACTTTCTCTACCCCTAAATTAAAAGTAAATTGGTCTACTGTTGGGGTGGAAGTAATGATTGCTTTTTGATTTTTGAATAAATCGTATGGGGATGCCCCATCCCTAATGGTTACCTCGTTTCCTTGCTCCAGCCCATGATTAATCACATCCATAGTTACCACGCCGTTTAGTGCAGTAGCGGTGGTGTCTGTAAGATAAGCGGGCGCTGTATAAGTGCCACGAGCTACCCTGGTAAAATCCTCAAAGTATTCAGCCGATGCACCCGATACATTAAAGGTAGCTGTCTGAGATCCTGCCATCTCCACGGTGAATTGAGTGGCAGTTGGAGCGGTTACTATCTGATAACAGTTATTGGGATTGATGGTCCAATTACCCAGGTTTGTCAGCGTGACAAAGTCACCCACTACCCGACCATGATTTGCTGATGTATTTACCGTTATTACTTGACCTGATTGAGAGGCGGAGGATATGCCGATTTCATTAAGTGATGGGCTGGCCGACAAAGCGGTTTTCCTTGGGCGGAAGATAAACATTTTGTCAAATCCCTGAGACATTCCCACAGGAGCATCCACAGTCTCCCCTCCACCCTCATATCGGCACTTAAAAAGGGCTGTGTCTTTTAGTCGGACAATCACACAAACATTATTTGTCGCGGTAAATATGTAGTCATCCGAGTTCGATGAAGCATCGCTGTAAACCGCTGATCCATAAACCTCATTTACCCCGTCATCGTTTAGGGTAAAATTCAGGGTGGTGGTAATCGAGTTGCCAACAGAACATACTGAGGTGTTGCCTACCGATGAGTCCTGCACGGTAAAGGTTGCATCACTCCCGGCATTGGCAAAGGTGATGGTCTTAGTATTAAAGTTTACGGTAGATAAAGTGTGTGTGCCGTCTACTGAGGGGTCCACATCATCCACAGTTATATTATCACCAGGAATGAAGGACAGGCTGGGAGTGTCGTCTAGTACTAAACTGACAACGCCCGATGAACGGGAGGCCGATAAAATTACATAGGGTATGCGGATCGCATCTTCTCCCGATGTGATTGATCCAAACAGAGTCGATAATCCTTTGCGGGGTTGCCAAGTACCGTCATCGTTCATCCGACCATTCTTTGACAGGGCAACCTCACCAGGCTTCAACTGGTTGGGGCGCAGACGCGCATTCATCCGCAGAAAGAAGGTGTCCCCTTCTGTTACGAATGGATCGTCTAGCTGGCCGTAACTGCGATATCTCGACATCTATCTATTTCTTTCGGATCTCTTGGAAAATCTTAATCCCCATAAAGATGATGGTCGCCACGCCCGCCACGATGCCCACAATCTCATTGACTGTGCCTAGCCCAAAGGTGGCGGCGGTTCCCGCCATTCCTGCCATGCTCACCCTGTCCATTAGCCGCACGAATCTAGCAGCATCAAAACTGCGATTATTGCCAAAAATATGGTAATCATTTTGCCTCGTTTCGATAGGGCGTGAAACTTATCTTTTAGAATTAGGAAGTTTTTCATTTAATTGGAAATGGTGCGCGTGTTTGGTTTTTTACCGCTTCTTTCTGCGAGCATTTTTTGGCGACAAAAATAGGAATGGCGAGGTATGCCCCCAGGGCGATTGCCGCCCATAGTAGCCATTGTTTTATTTTGTTGGTGAATGACTCAAAGCCCGATTGGTGTTCTGCCATGCCCTGGGCAACAAGTGCGGATACATCGCCGTGGGTAAGAGCTTCGATCCGCTCCTCTGCTTCCACAAGCTTGTCGGCATTTTTTAATGCCTCCCCCGCTAGTACCCCTGCCCCAGCCCCTAGTGCGGCAGTTCCTGGGCCACCCAAGCTACCCGCACCACCGCCTACTATGCCGCCAAGTGTTGGGTAGGTTGAGCGAAGCGAACAGCCAGCGAGTAGGAAGGTGATCGCGAATGTGAGGGCATGAGGCATAATTAAATTACAGAGTCAGGTGACCACTCAGGATCAAACTCTACCATGTCACTAACATTAAACTCGTTGATTGTGACATAGTTTCCGGATGTGGTAATTGGGAATATATACTTGCCGAAATCATTGTGATCCGGATTACTGACTTGTAAAACTTCTGCGTACCGCTCATTTCCGATTCCATCAGGCAATCCGAATAGCGTATTCATAGCATCGTTACTAGCGTCCCACTCTTCTTGTGTGCTGTATAAAATAAATTTCTTCATAGTAATTAGGATGCAGGGTCTGCTACATAGTTAGGTTTTCTGGAGGTAGTAGCTTGGGACGCATCGTTGCCGTTTCCGCTGTAGTCTTTAACGGTTCCAATATCCTGACCAGCACTAGCTGCACTACCGTTACTATTAGTATCCCCGTAATAATAACCCATTCTATAGTAAGCTTCGGGAGATAAACTTAGACCCATTATGTCAGCCCCATTGTATATGTCTGTTATATTTTGAGTAGTTAACGCACTCCCAAAGAAAGCAACTTGGTCTAATTTACCTGTGTAAGGATATAAATAAGTAGATGTGTTACCTATCAAATAATTCGTTGGTGAATTTGCGGATTGCTTGCCATTATTAGCCCACCCGTTTGCTGTGGTAGCGTCAGCATTATACACAGGTGTGGTATTACCGTCTTTATAAATTTTAATATTCGTATCTGTACCGCTATTATCTAAAACAATAACTATGTGATGCCATGCATTATCGTAAATGGTTCCAACATCAATACTACCATTAACATTACTTCCTGTTGATGTACCGTATCTCAAATAAAACGGAGAACTATCACCTGGAGTTGTCAATACAGACAATCGACCCCAAGAAGAACCGGCATCGTCCCTGCAAATATCCTGATAAGTTGCCCCAGTTCCGCTAGACTTCATCCAAAATGAGATTGTAAAATCATTGCCTCCGGATGTACTTTGATATGTGGTATCCAATCGGTCGTTACCATCAAACTCTAAACTAAGAGTGTTGGCAGTCGTACTATCCCATGAGTACCCTCTCCAATTCGTGCCATCCCAAATGATGATATTCTTGGTGTCGGTTTCAAATAATACATCCCCGTCATTAGGAGAAGGGGGGCGTGATGTTGATGTGCAAGTGCTGAATGTACTCATGTTTTACGGTGTATAATCGTTATTATAAATGTACCAAGCACTGCCGTCCCAAACATACAGATCGTAAGTGTCGCTACCAAACTTGACGGTTGCTTGTCCGCTTGGATTGGTTGGGCTAAGTGCAAGGATCGTAGCTTCTGTTTGTTGGTCCGTGCTGTCAGGGATGTTGTATTGGTTAGCTTGTGCTTCAAGGAACAATCCGCTGATCGATGCTGTGGTAAAACCTGTTGAAGATAAGTTAACACTAGTTACTCCGTTACCGCTTGCTGGGTTAGTAAGAGTGAAGGTAACTACTGTGTCGCTACCTGTTGATAAAGTCTGTCCGCTATCTACTGTAAGTACAAGTGTACCTGTTAACTGAGTCCAGTTACCAGTCGATCCGAATATAGAAGCGTTCGCTCCACCTAAACTTAAAGAAACATTATCCGCTGTTGCACTACCTGTAAGCCCTGACAGAGTGATCGAAGAACCAGCGGAGATAGAAGCAGATGGTTGAACAGTAAATGTAAAGATATTGGAACCACTCGCTAAGTTAGTACCATCTGTAAGCGTTGCAGTATCGAATGTTTCAAGAGGTGCGGTAGGACTAGCTACTACGCCAAAATTGAATGTTGGAAGAACGAACATCTGTTATGCTGTAGTGTCCCCGGCAAGGATGTAGGTGTCGGTTGCGTAAGCTACTATACTAGCTACTCCGTACTGAGCGTTGATCTTGGTGTGTGATTGTCTGTTGTTAAGAGTAGCTGTGCCAGCAAATGTAACTTGACCTGATCCTGTCTGAATAAAGCTACAATTAAAACCTGCGGGTAATCCTGTATTGATGTTAACATTCATAGCAGTTGCACCGTTATCAAGAGCCAATACCTTGCCGTTGTCTGCATCTGTTACTGTGTAAGCGTTAGCTGTTATGGTAGGCGTGTTAACTGATGCACCGAACCCAAGGATCGCATTGTCATCAAAGTCAAAGTCACTTAACGCTCCAGCGGTTAATCCTGTGATAAAACCACTATCATTAGTAAGTGTGGAAATATTATCCCCTGGTTGAGTAGCAGTATCTGCGGTTGCCCCCTGTGCGGCGGTTGCGTAATCGGTAGATGCCGTTGTGGCGGCTGTACCTAAACCAAGGTTTGTGCGGGCAGTTGCGGCATTCGCTAAATCGCTAAGGTTACTGGCGATTGCAAGCTTAGTAGAGTCTGTGCCACTAACATTGGTTAATTGCGAACCATCTACTGCGGGTAATCCTGTGACATCAAGTTGGACAACATTACCATTAGCAGTCCCTACATTTTGAGTTGATGCTGTGCCTAGACCACTTACATCAGTATTACTTAAAGTAACTACGCCTGTTCTTCCAGCTACCGATTGTACAGGCGCGCCTGATGAATCGATAAAGCCACTATCATTGGTAAGGGTCGATATATTATCACCAGGCTGAGTAGCACTATCTGCGGTTGCTCCTTGGGCCGCTGTAGCATAGTCTGTGCTTGCGGTTGTGGCGGCAGTACCTAGCCCTAAATTCGTTCTAGCAGTTGCGGCATTCGCTAAATCGCTAAGATTGTTTGCGGATTCTAAGTCACCCTGTGGTGCAACGGCTACTAAGTTGGCAACCGTTACCTTTTTGGTTGTACCCTGTAAAGACCCTGTGGTGTCATCTACATCGGTGACCGGGATAATATCAGAAGTGGTTAACCCAGGTGTCGATGTTCCTCCGACTAATGATATGTCGTCTAATGTTGAAATTCGCTTATTTGCCATAATTTATTCCTCTTTAATCGAATGCTAAAAATTGCCCCGCTTCCACGAGCAGAAAGTCCTCCGCCTCGGTTTGGATAACGCCGTCAGGGCCGCTTGCAATGGGACCGATGATGCTGTCGGCATCTACCTCACCGATGGAGAGTCTGAGTCCAAGTTCCGGCATTAGACGCTACCTTTGTAAAGTATGGCGGCTCCGCTTTGAAGAGTTATAGAAGTAAATGGAACATAGATCACCTGTCCTGCTCCGAAGGATGTGGCATCGGCAATCAAGTCTGCCGAGTTGTCCATCACCGCTGTGATTGCTCCTATTACCGAAGGCTCAGTAAATTGGACAGCGATAAAGCTACCATTTACTGCGGAGGTTCCGTTTACGTAGACGCATCCATTGGCGCCCATTGAATTGAGTACATTTACACTGGCCAAGCCCATTTTTCTTAGTGGTTAAGTGGTTGATAAAATTGATACTCCGAAGCTGTAGCTCGGGTATGTGTTTACGGTTATTTTGTTTTGTGATTGTAGGCGTTCTGCCCGATCTATTTCTAAAAATAAATATTCCTCTGCCCTATTCTCCTCACGCATAGCGGCCTCTGTTTGGCCATCGCCCCGCAAGAAGTCACTAAGGCACCCGGCTGTCAGGTAGTTGCTTAGAAATTCAGGGATATTTTGCTCATCAGGACTGTCAGGTCCATAGGTTGGTCGAACTGCTGTGCCGAGTATAAACACGGAGGTTAATGAACTATCCGCAGGTAGAATTAAGTAACCATCGACTAGTTTGAAATCTATTAAGATAGCATTGCGATCCGTGTATGGGTTTTTTGTCCATACCTGGTGAATTTCCATCACCTCCAAATCGTTATCGATCCGTACTGCTTTATCTGCGGCAGGGTTGGATGTGGCGGCTACATTCTTTTGGACAATTTTTAATAGTTCAGGCCATTGACAACGATGCCATGCAGTCTGCGCCCGACTATTTATTGCCTCCTTAAAAAAGAACTCATCCACACTTGTCAAAGTCGGCAAGCCTGCCGCCATTTGGAAGCGTTTCTTTAAGGAGTCAAATGTTGTGGTTCTTGCCATTATTGAACATTAGCGATAGTTGGGCTAATAGGTTGTCCGCCCGCTTGAATGTTGTGCCTTCTGAATTGTGATGGTGTGCGATATTGCAAAATGTCGTTCCTGTATTGCCGACTTTGCTCTCGCACTAAATTAATTTCCTGAGCCAGCATAGCTTCTGAGTTTTGTTCTTCTGCAAATGCTTTCTCAGTCTGTCCATCCCCTCGCAAAAATCCTGCATATGCGGAATGTGCCAGGTAATCGAAAAAGAAGTTTGGCACATTTTGCTCGTCCCCAGCTTCATCACCATAATAACCAGTAGTTGCTGATCCTGAGTTAATTTCGCCCCGCAAATCTTTGCGGTAAGTTATGTAAACATTTACACCGTCTAACGCAGTAGGCTCAATTATCTTAACGGATGGAAAACCACCTGAGTCCATCTCGGTTAGAAATGTATATTCATCGGGGTAGCGTGTGGTGGTTGGGTCTTCTTTGTGAATACGGAAAACCACATTGGCATCACTAGCCAATTTGTTACTCGTTCCATATATTCTCAAAGTATTAGAATCGCTGGTTACTACTGCGACACTTTCGCCTACTACTGTAAACTGTGGCCAAGGGTAACGCTCATGGGCAATACGAGCCGCACGATTAACTAAATCTCTAAGGAAACTTGCGTCAGTTGCCTGCAAGGCATCAAGTCCAGCTAATGCACGAAACCTAGATTTTAATTCCGAATAGGTTGCTGTCGCGTAGTTTGCCATAATTTAAATATTTAGTGTTTTACTACCGTCTCAGGGTTGGATTTCTCAAAATCTTTCGTCCATTCCTTATTCGCCCAACAACCAGGTTTTTGCTGTTCATGCCTCAAGTAAGTCGTCATATCAGTCACCCGTTTCAAACGAAAGTTTCCCTTGCCTCCCTCGAGGGATTTGGCGGCGTGGCGGATTTGCTCCTGCCTCTTGGCGTAGCCTGCTTTCTCGCGGACTGCGGCCTGCTCGTTTGCTTTGCGGATGTAGTAAGCGATCTCCTCTTGCGAGTTACCGCTTTTTTTACCTCCTCGAACGATGATATTTAGACTCATATTAAAATGAAAAAGGGAGCCGGCCTACCCCTAAACCGGCTCCCCTGAATGAACACATGAAACAAACAACTACTAATTGTCTGATATGAATGATTAAACGATAGAACCAAGAGCGCGTGGATTGCCGACACGAAGGGTCAACATAGCCTCACAGAAAGCTCTCTTTCCACCACCGTTGTCGGGCAGTTCCATTACGGAGATACCTTCCAAGAATTTCAAGGATACGGTGTCATCGTCAGGAATGAGATAAGCACGGTCGGTGTTTACAGTTCCAAGAGCGGTGTCTGTGCCGGATGGAGTGCCATCGAATCGTCCAAGAAATAGGTCAGGGATGATATCAATGGTTCCGAAGTCCGAAACATAGCTTAAAACACTTCTAATCAAGGACTTACCACTAACATCCTGAGTTAATTGATAACTGGGATTATTGGTGACAGTTGCACGAGTGTAGTCGGTGATCTTGTTCATCACAGCAGGAGCGGCAAACAACTTAAAGTTGCTCTTAGCGCCAGAAGCGGTGTAAACAGACTGAAGAAGTCCACGAAGACCATCTTCGGTCAAGGATGCCAAGGATACACGGGAACCACTTACTGCGCGGAATGCTTCTTTAGCAGTTGTGTCGAAGGTGTTACCAGTTGCGGCTGGATCAGACCATAAACCAAGTCCTGCCATCGTTGCACCTGCGGAACCTGATCCAGCAGCTTGGTCATTACCCGAAGCAATCGCCACTTCAATAGAGCGCTTGAGCTGGATGAGGGACTTAGCCTTGCTGCTTGAAAATAAAGATCCGCCAGGAGCGACATCAACCATTTCAGCCTGACGACTGACAGCAAAATAATCTCTGAGCGTGGCGACCCGGTTTGTCAAGCGAGCGCGAGAGTCGATCAAGTTTTTAGCGGAGCTAAGAGTAAGATCAACACCATCGATATTTGCACTTGCGCCGGATGGATCTTCAAGGCTATCTACGAGCCATTCGTTAAGTGTCGCTTTAGGAGCGGCGGATTGTGAGAGTGTGCTATATAAAGGGGTTTCTGTCGGCTCGACAGTCTTCAGAAGTGATTCTAAATTTTCCTTTGCGCCTTTACCAGCAGTTACATTGTAGGAAGTTGCTATTGCCATTTTTAGTAAGAATTTTGAATTTTAATATTTAAAGTTTAGTCGCTGAGATAAGCGGCTAGATCGTTAGCCGAGAGTGGTCCTTTGCGCTTAATCGATTCTTTCTGTTTCTGTTTCCGGGTTGCGGCGTTCTCCACAGGAGGAGATACATTACCTCCATCGGTAGGAGGTGGAGCCTTGGGCTTGACCACTTTCTTTTTTGGTGCGGTGCTTGCCTTTTGGTCGGCCTTGATCGCTTCGATACCCCTTACGAGAGTGGCGGCGATAAAGTCACCATTGGGAAGATTGTTTAGTACATGACTGTACTGCTTTTTAAGATTACCGAATAACTCCTGGCGGGTCTCTGCTAACTCACTATCTTCGTTCAACCATGAATGGGTTGTGATAGTGTCCTGTTGCCATTGCGATTTTTCAGCTAGGTATTTCTCCCGTGCTGGAATCTTTTCGGTAAGGTACTCGTCTGCCTGGGTTAGGATATTACGGATGTCATCATCGCTGTATTCCTTGCCATCGACTTCTACATAATCTTTACCGATGTTCTGCAATGCGAACTTCTTGGCGGCTTGTGCTTCCTGTTGGAGTTTTTTCAAATCTTCAAATGATTGAATGTTTTCCAGTTCAGGTTGCTTGACCGGTTCTCCTTGAGAAGTGCCTTGGGTTTTGAGGTTTTGGATCTCGGCCTTGAGTGCTTCTGCGGTTTCTTCCGCTGATTTAGCCCGTGCGGTAAGTTTATTTACTTGCTTTAAGAGCTTGCCTACTGCCTTGGGAGGTTCTTCGCTTTCGCTTTCGTCCTCCTCATCATCAGATTCCTCTGCCTCTTCTTCGGTATCTTCTTCCTCTTCGGAAATAGACTGTGAAAGAACATCTTCTTCTACCTCTGCTTCTGCGTCTTCAGAACTCTCGGTGACTTCTGCTTTCGCCTCATCGGTAGTGGCCTCCTGATCCTGTTCGACTTGATCGACAAAACTTGCCGCCAAATCTTCCATGCTCATTGGGCCTCGCGCTTGATTGTCTTCTGCTCCCGTGGATTCAGCCGGAGCCTCGCTTATAACTGTTTCTGCCATAATAATCTCTGCGTTTGTAGAGTTCGCACTCTCTTACATTGTTCTGCGGAGTAGATACACCCCGCCAATGACAATTTTAGCAGAAAAAAAAACCTATTTCTCAGGAAATTTTAAATATATCCCAGCACTCTAAAAACTTCTCATATTTGCCCCGACTGCTTGGATTGTGAGGGCATAAACTTGCACGGATTCCTGTTAATTGAAGGCATGGAATTAAGTACCAACAGTTCTTAGGCTCAACATAGGCCGCCACCACATCGACCTTGGTGCAATCAATTGGGTCTTTCTCCTTCGATCCTGTTGCCACCGTTACCATGTACCTGCCGAGTCCACCTCTGCCCTCTTTCATTAATCCGCCTGTGCCTTTTATCTGCACTTTAAATGGGCGGCCTGCCTGGTTCATAACGATGCAGTCCTGTGGCAGGTAATCTCCTAACGGGATAAAAACCTCAAGCCCCTGCCTTAGAGCTTCAGTAAAAAATATCTGCTCGTACAGGTTACCCTGTCTCTTCATCTTCGTCCGAAAGTTCTATCTCACTCTCGAACTCAAGCACATCCTCACCCAGCCACTCGTTAAGATCATCCATTGCGATCTTGGCCATATCCATATCCTCAATGTCGGACTCCTCCAACCATCGGTTTAATAAAGCACGATGCTCGTTCTTAAATTTTTGATGCGGAGTGATCGTCATCTTTCTCATCGAGTAATGTTATGATGCGGTGAAAGGCGGCAATCTCACCCGATAGTCGGGCAAGCTTTTCGGGGCTGTCGATGTGCTGGTAATCCATGAAATCTACCAAGCAGGATTCTTTCTGTTCCTTTATAAATTCAATAATGGCCTTGTACTCGGTTAAGTCCTTCAGCCCAGCAACTGCGTCTTGAATGGTCATGCTTTCCGTTTTTTAGGCTTTGGCTGTGATGCTTTGATCGCTTTTGCCGATGGATAGCCCTTATCACCAGGTTTATTCATCCGCTCGCCCGAGCCTGCTTTAATGCGTTTCTTCTTAGCGGCGATATTTGCCCACAATCCAGGTTTCTTCTTTTTCATTACCATTTAAATTTGTCGGCCCAATAAGCCGCAGAGGTTTTACCTTTTGCGATATTTTTGGCGTGTCTGTTTTTAAAATTTGCACGCTTTTGCTTCATTGCCTGGCTCTCACCCTTCTTTGGCTTGCCAGCAGTTTTAGCACCCTGTTCGCCAAATCGGATCAACTGATAATTCTCCCTCTCGTTTTTGATCAAAACTGCATGGGATTTAGTTGGGTGATTAGGTGTACGCTTGGGCTTATTTACCCCCGCAAACTTCATTCCTCTATAGTTTATGCTCATACACTTGTGCCTGGTACATTACCTGGTGCAGTCCCTAGTTGTCCGATTTTAGCGTTCTGCTGTTGAGTCTGCTGGAACTCTAACTGAGAAGCATATGTCTGTAGTCTCTTCGCAAAGTTCTCGTCCGATTGCAGTCTCTCCTGAACATCGGTAGCCGGTATCGCTTCAGAGCCTTGGATGTACGATTCCAATACCTGTAACCTGAGTTGAGCATTCGCCCCCTTCTCGGGTGCATTAACAACCTGACCCGATGCAATCTTTGCAATGTCGTTCGATGTTTCAATAATCTCTTTCGTTGTGGCCTCCTGAGTAGGCATGATTAATTGCGATGCTAGATTAGGATCGATTGCTTCCAGTACCTTGCGGAGATAAATATCGAATCTGCTTATTCCCTGCCTATCGTAAGTCGCCATCAGCTTGCCCACGGTATCGAGCTTCTCGATCACTTTGCTTTCGTCTGCATTCATCGAGTTCCAGCTAATATTGAAATCATACAACTCCGCAGTTTCATCCAAAATTAACTGCGCACCCTGCTCATTATTGGTTACCCGAAACCAAATCATCGGGCCGCTGTAAGTACGATCCAAGCACCATACACGCTTGAGGATCTCCTTCCATCCACTAAGCCAGCAATTTACCAGGTGCTGTTTGAGCGTATTAGCCTCCACCGCATCGTCAGGACCAGTCGGCCGACCGGTGATGCGGTTGGCCAGTTGCCGAAGTTGCATCTCCACCTCTGTGGATGCTGGTGAGTAGCGAGGGATTTCCATGAATCCTACCTCTCCACGCCTCCTTACTGCCAAGGTAGCACCTGGACCTATACGCTCGGGGCGGCGACCAATTTGATGCTCAATGGGAGGCAGGGTACTCATCGATGCACGGTCACGGCGGCTGTCCATCTCTGTCTTTACCGCAATCTGATAACTCTTGAGCAACTCAGGGTATCCGCGAGAGTCCAATAAACGATGGTTTAAATGCTCTCTCGTGATACATACAAATGGATATCTGCCCTCATCGTACCCAATAGGCTCGTGGAACCCAGCCTCGTCCATCTCCTCGGTCCAGCAGGTCTTGGTAACCACAGGCACATCATCTTCATCGAGTTCCTTACGATAGGTAGTAATTACCTTAATCAAACCTTCGTAGTGCTGACTCCCATAATTGTTGCCATAGTCATACGACATCATGCTGTCGGAGTACCGCTCCTCAGAGTAGAAATCTTTAGCCTTTTCGATAGCTTCGTCTATCCATTTATCATCCCATCCCTCATTGACCTTCTGCTTTAAGGCTTCAGGCGTGTAATAGTGCAAACAATGAATTGACCTGGCACTTTCCAAATCGATCACATTGCTATCCACAATCAATTCACGCCCAAGCTCATACGCTTTAACTGCCGGGCGATTAACAACCATCTTTTCAGTAGGTATTTCTGTCTCACCTGTTTCCCGAAGTTCCTTGAGCATCTTCTTGACCCGTCTCTTCTTTAGCTTTGGGAACATTGGATAAAACATCTCCTCGACCCCTTCCTTCATGTCGGGATCTTCAATAGCCAAAGCCAATTCGGGTGACTGCTCCTCTATCTGCGCCAAACTTATAGGCTCAAACTTCCTAGTCTTCTCCTGCTTCCAGTATGTGCCAAAGAAAGTAAGGCCGTTCTGTAGTAAATAATTAGCACCAATCGATGCTTCCCTCATTAGCTCATCCATCGTACCCATCCGCCAACGCAAAAACTCACTCACCAGCTTGGCCGATGCTATGTCGCCCGATTCAACCGGGGCGGCGACCAGGTTGGCCTTAGTCAAAGACTGCACCAAGGTAGCCACAT